ATTCACCGTAGAGTGGGATAAAAATGATCCTGATTGGAAATGGATGAATAACTTGACTTCTAAGGAAATAGAGGGTATAGTAGAGGAAGCAATTAAATTAGACAGACAACATGGCAGATGACATTCGTAGTTATGCTTTGAGTGGTTTGGCAGATGCAATACAGGATTCACTTAATTCTGATTGCACTCCAGAGGAAATAGTAGATTGTTTCATTACAACAGTCAAGAAGAATCTACAATACCATCGAGTTTGTGCGAAACACTCTAAACAAGTGCTAGATTTATTCTATAAGATAGATAGATCAAATAAGGTTGTCAATCTAAATGCTGACTCTTTACACGATAAGAAGAATTGGGTTGACTACACAGAACTTCCAGACCAACTAAGTGATGAGGAACTTCTTAAGAAGGGATACAAAATGAAAGTTGAAGATGGTTGTATTGTATGGACTAAGAACACAACAAAAAAATAGATGGCACTATCACAACAAGTCAAAGACTCACTAGAAGATGCAAAGAGCAGTCTAAAAAATGCTCTCGCATTTTCAGCGAGAAACGAGAAACCTATGATAAGTAAGCACATTGCAGATATGCTTGCTAATATAGATAATCTTATCATGGCATCCGATATTATGGATAAAATTGAGAACCGAAAAGATGGTGATAGTGGAACTTTCGGATCATTCTTTAATGATATATCTTAAGAAATCATTAAGGAGCTTGCCAAATTATAACTAGTTATGTTATAATATCCTCACATATAGGAGAACAATGTTTAATCTAGACGAAGCGTATTCAACTTACTTGACAAGTAGCAAAAGATTTCGTATAGATGGTGTGGGGGAGAAAGTTATAGCATATGGATATAATTGTGATGGAAGTGACATTGTAGGACACTATGTTACTACCGAGAATCACAAACTATATTATGATATGAAAGGTGTGTTTATCCGTAAAGAAAGACTTGAATCACTTACTACATCTAATAAATAATACTGTATAGGAGGAATTATTATGAAATCAATAGAAGATCACATCGAAAAGGACAAAAAACTTGTCGATGACTCTACTATCTCAGCAGCAGCGAGAAGACACTACAAGGAAGAACTACACGAATTGGAAGTGTATGCCGACCATCATCACGATGAGATTGAAGCGGGAGACCACCATGACCCGAACGCATTAGAATTATTCTGCGAAATGCACCCAGACGAACCAGAATGTCTGGTATATGACGATTAAATAAGTGTCACAAACCCCCACACAGGGGGTTTTTTAATGCTATAATGGGTATATACAAACGGAGAACCCCCTTATGGAAATGGTAATTGGCGAATCAGTCAAGGAAACAAACAGAGTTTTCATCAAAGATTACACAGAACACTATTGCAAAGCGATTACAGAGAATTACAAAATGTATCATACAGACAGTATGGAGAGAATGTCAGCAAGTGACCCTGATAGTAATTACTCTAAAGAAGAATTAAAGCGTATCAAAGATGGAACTGCAAATCTTATGAAGTTTGAGATTAGAGAAGGTAAGAAATACTACAAGATCGTTCAAGTTGAGTTCGATACATTTCAAGACAGAAATGAGTATAGAGATAGTTCAGTTCACTCATTTGTTGACAAAAATACAGGTGATGTTTACAAACCTGCATCTTGGAGATCCCCTGCAAAACACGTTAGGTTTACTTTTCAGAAACCAGAAGACATCAGGTTCTTACTAAGTCCTATCAATGTTGATTGGGCGGGTGGATATTTGTATCTAAGGTGATATAATGAAGTATATGACATCAAAACAAAAACTACTTTTCATTCTTTCTTTCATATGGATGCTACATTGGGGAACAAGAGTTACATTTATCATAGTGGATATGGTTATAGCAAGAAACGCTGTCTCTCTATTGCCACTTGGTTTATAAACAAATATCTACCTAGACATAAACTTATGATTGATATAGATCATCGTAGTTTATGGAAGGACGATTGTTACGGATACTTAGATGCAAGTAATTATTCCAGACCCAGAAGTTTTACTATATCACTTCATGCTAGAATGAAAGAAGTTGATTATGTAAAAACTTTATTACATGAATTAGTGCATTTAAGACAATGGGTGGAGGGGTCACTTACACTTAAATCAGGTAAGACACATTACAGAGGAAAGAATGTAAGTGACATAAAATATCACAAACAACCCCACGAAATTGAAGCATTTAAGTTGCAAGAATCTCTATATATCATGTATAATAGAGATATGTGTAAGTCAGGCAAGGGAAAGAATAATTAAGAAATTACCACAATTCACTCTTTAGACAAATGCAACTCAAACACATCGAACACCCCGAAGATACTATCTTAACTGGGGATTTATCAGTCTTAAATTGGTTTATTACTCAAGGATCATTGTCACTCAAAATAGATGGTTGCCCTGCGATTGTATGGGGAACTGACCCTGAGTGTGATAGATTCTTTGTTGGAACGAAGTCAGTATTCAATAAAGTAAAGAAAAAAATATGTCACTCTCACGAAGAGATTGACTTATTGTATGGTGAGTCACAAGATAAAACAAGTCTATCCTGTAAATTACATACTTGCTTTGATGCTCTACCACGCACACATAAAGTATATCAAGGTGACTTTATTGGATATGGTGGCGATGATTTATATCAACCTAATACATTAGGTTATCTATTTCCTGACGTTATCACACATGATGTAATTATTGCACCACATACAGAATATGTAGTAGAGGGTAATACACTATTAGATACAGTTGCAATATCACTAGATCGTAAGTTAGAAAGTACATATGATGGTGTATTGTTTATGCAATGTGATAGTATTGCAAGATTTCAAGATAGTATCCATGAGAGAGTTCAGTTTGCAAAACAGATCGCTATGATGGTAGATTTTACAGATAATAAAACAGCAACAAAAATTAAAAAATCTATTAATTACTGCATACGATTAGGTCATAGGTTTACAGAAGAAAATATAATTCGTATTGCAAATGAACATGATATAGATGTAAATTTGATGAGACTATGGAAGTTAGTTAGATCAATCAAATTAGATGCTCTATCGTTATGTGAGAACAATGCTTGGTGGTCATCATTTGATAGCATAGATGAGTGTGATGGTGAAGGTTATGTAATGTGGAACAAGTATGGCACATATAAATTGGTAGATAGGGATGAGTTTAGCAGATTAAACTTCTTAACGACAGGAGATTGGACACCTAAGAAACTGTCACAGTAATGGTAGTATTGTAGATCATATCCACTATAATAAGTATATACAAAAGGATGACCCCTATGACTACTATCCAAGAAATGACCTCTATTGAAAACATGGCACTTATTCAGCAATTTGTTGATTATGTTGATTCATTCTATGGCACAGATGATCCACTCTATCCTATGATGTCTCAGGAGACAAAACAACCACTTACTAAGTTTGATATTCACAGGGCAACTATGAACTATCTTACTATGTGTCTTGATGAGAATGAAAAACTTTGCACTTGGGGTGATGGTGACAGTCTTGACAGAGAAAGAGTAAGAGATATTCTACTTTATGATTACAACTACAAGTTTGTAGGAGAGTAAGATGAGAACAAAAAACAAAATTGCTTTAGAATCCCTTATCGACAACATCAATACCACATTTTTCTATATTGGTGCAAAGGGTGATGATGTTGACCAGTTTGAGATTGACCAACTACACAAATTTGTAGATCAATTTGCATCAGAAGTAACCATTTCAGACAGTCAAGGAGAATCATGAGATACAATTCACCCAAAGAAATTGGTGTTGGTGACATAGTTACTGTATCTGACACAAAGTATATGGTTCTCATCAACTACATCAAGGGGGAAACTGACGCTAAAGGTTTCACCCCAAAAACTGACCGCACCATATTGATTGATGATGATGGTATTAGAACCACAGTTTATGATTATCGCACATTAGAGGTATTAAATGTCTGAATACAATTTCACAACCCACTATGAGAGGTTTCAAGAGTGGTTAAATCAATGCCCTGCTGAAATTCTTGACTATCAGGACAATATTGAGACATTTGACATCAAATTCCTTGTTCCATTAGAACCAGAGAGGGAAATTGAGTAAATGTATCAAATGATACCATATTGCTCCTCTCAGGATCGCCTGTAAGGTCGATGAAATTCACTTTGGGTATGATAGTATCCCCCCCTAAAACAACATTATGAGAAATTATCAGGAAATCAAAGGTTCAGAGAAAATACTGAACGAACATCTAAAAACAAAACCAAAATGGTTGGCAACTTGTAAGAAAGTTGATCGTTACACAAGAGCGGGTAAAGATGGTAAATTTATCATTTGTCCGATATGTGAGCAAGGAAGTTATGTATTCCATTTTGCTTGGTCAGCATTAGGATGCCAACATTGTGATAGTTTAATCACGAAAAGACATTGGAAAGTGACAGGATAGGACAATTAAATTAGTGTCACATTCATTATGGTATTGTATCCATTATCCATTATAATAAGTATATCAAACGGAGAACCCCTATGAAAATCTCATCTGAACAAATCAAGAAAGATATTGAGTATCTCTCAAATCTACTTGACAATGATGAACAGATCAATGAAGTCCTACAACATTGTGAAAACTTTGGTGTCGGGTCTGCACAGTATTTTTGCGAAGAGTTTGTATTCATCCCCGAAGGTGAAACACCAGAAATGTGTCAGAGATTCCACGATAATGAATATCTTGACATATCAGAGTTCAACTATCATCATTGGATAGGTAACGACATGGAGGACTACAATGACTAATCTAAACGACAAGATCAAATTAGAAAAGTTTGGTATGACACATAATCAACTACAAGAACTAAGATCATTCTTAGTTGAGAGATATGTTGATAATATGTCAACAAAAGACTTGGTTGCATATGTTATGGATGACCTTGACAGATACTATGAGAATATGTCAGATGCAGAATTTGTTGATGAAGCTCAGAACTATTGGGAAGATCATTATGATGATGTAGTTGAAGAGATCAAAGAGTTTGCAGATTGTGACTTCAAGAAGGACAGGAAAAATGACCCAACTTATCTTAATTACATGGACTCAGAGAGGAATTTAGACTAATGACTTGCGACACAGAACATTACTATGCAGTTCAGACATTTCTTGAAGATGATGAACTTCACAAGATATGGAACATTATCGAAATTGCAATGAACAGAGAAGGTTATGACGTTGAAAACGCAGAACTCTCAATGAGACTATTCGATAGTGAATTAACAGAAAACATTGAACACAACATGGAGAATTTATTATGAGTGCAATTTCAGAAGACGGTATGGACAAGTGGTTAGATGATGCTTACCCTAGTCTTGAAAAACGTAAAGCGAATTTGGTGTATGAGATAGCATCACTTATTAATGATGACCCACTCTCAGCACCAGTATTGATAGAGGAATTAGTCGAAGTGATGTTCGATGAACAGATTGACCACATTGAAGATGTGATTGTAAATCATTTTGGAGTTGAAACAGTATGAAACAGTTTGACAACTACGAACTCACAACCTTAGATTATACATTGAAGTATTATCTTGAACATAATGAATTACTTGACGATGATGACATTGAATGGTGTAATTTAGTAAGAAAAAAGATTGATACCATCATGGAGACTGTATAATGCTAGTCAATGAATCAGCACTCATATCTGATATAAAGAGAAACCCAAAGAAACATCTATGGGAGATAGAATACAATCAGGATAGCACCATTAAATCAATCGTGCCATATGTGCCAGTAGAAGAAGTGGCACAAAAGATATAGCATAGTGGTCACATATCCACTATAATGATACTATACACAGGAGAAACCCCTTATGTCAAAAGAAATGCTCTTTCTATGTGATGTTTACACAAAATGGTTAGAAGAGAATGAACTACCACATCGTTGTGCATCTGAACTATTGTATGGTAAAGATACAATGAACAAATTGAGAATCAATCAAATAGATTGGTTACAGAACTTTATCTCTACTTGGGATGTTATTGCGGAGAATTGCTAATGACAATCGCAACACTCACAGAAGATCAACTGACTGAACTTAAAAAAGAATTTATAGAGTTCAAGTTAAATGAAATGTCTTATGAAGACATGGCATCATACATTCGTGGTATATGGATGTTAGATGGTGCATTGAGTGACCCATACGAACTTAAGTTTGAGATTGATTCTTATGATGACAATTTGTATGACATACTTGTATCTAATGTACTTGATGAAGATGGTGCATATGATATACTACAGGAGTATATACATGATTTACACGCAAACGATTGGATTGACAACTAATGAATTTAATCAACGTAAAACTTACCTATGATGAAAGGTATGAGTTCATCAAACTCTATGATATACTCAGGGATATGGACTTTGAGTTATCAGACAAACAACAATCAGTATTTGAAAAAATTGAAGGAGAATCTTAATTATGTTAGCATTTTTGACAGGAGCAATTCTAGGTATCCCAGTATCCCTAGTATCACTTAAATTAATCAACAACTTATCAGACATCAATGATAGTCTTACCAGAATTGATTATAAGGTTGAGAGATTACTTGATAAAACACCAACAACAACTAAAACAGTTAGACTACCATTTGAGGGCAGAAATTAATGGAATTACTAATTGGAACAGCGTGTGTAGGTGCGATAACCTACTATGTTTATCTAATGAAAAAATACTTTGATGCAGGGAGAGAAGAGTAATGTCAGTCAATACCCCACACAAAGTTACACTTACCGAAGGTCAAATCGGTATCATTCTATGCTCACTTGAAGATAGCATACAAAAGAGTAAGCATATGAGAAGTGAAGGAAATCAAATTCTTCAACCATTTGATGAGTATTGTGAATCAGTTGATACAATCTTTGAGGTTTTAGAAGGAACAGTTGATAGATACTATGAGAAGATTGAAAAGGCACAGAAGAAACAACCACAACCACTTTGGGAGGAATAATGAACATTCTTAATTTAAGTGACGATGAAATGAATTTGATTGAGTGGTGTATGGAGAATATGTATTGTGACTTAGAGACTGATGATGATGAAATGAGAGACTATGAAAGTATAATGCTTAAGATCAACACAGCAAGGGGTGATGTGCCAGCTCAGAAAGTGGACACAGTTCATAGACGCAAGGACTTAGACTTGCTATAATAAGAACATAACAAGGAGAAACCCCTATGCACTACATTGTTGAAGCAATCGAATTTGATTTTACTGATGCAACTGACGAACAGATCAGTCAGGAAGAAAAAGATTTTATCACAAACAATGCTATCGGTCTATGGTTCATTGAATCTGCGGGAGAAGACATTGAAAATGAACTCATAGAGAAGATTACAGACAAAACTGGATGGTGTGTTAAATCTATCAAGTATTGTGAAAACCGTCCACATTCACTTACATCCTTTATGTAAAATGCCAATTCTACTACCTATCGCAACAGTATCGTTGCTATCCTACATTCTATTCATTCTACGTTATTATGACCCCCACAACAACTAACATGAAAAAATTTATCATTGAAGAAAGTTTCGTATCCTATGCAGATATTGAAATCTATGCAGACAGTAAGGACGAAGCACTTGCAAAGTATCACAGAGGAGATTATCCGATGTCGAACTATTCCATATCAGACTACAAAGAGGACTACACACTTCTTGCAATTACCGCAGAAGGAGAAAATCAACCATTGGAGACATTCTCATGAAAAGTACATTGAACAGTAAAGACTATGTTGCATTTGCAAGAAAGTTTGTGAAAGAGACAGTTGATCGAATGGGAGTTGAAGAACTCAAAGACTTTGCCATCAATGCAATACATGAAGATTTACAGGATGTATATGATGACTTAGGACAGAGAGGTGTCTTTGAGGATATGCAATCATGGGATGAGGATGTATTCTTTGAAGTTGCAGAAGACTTTGAGTTAGAGTTGGAGGGAGTTGAGTAATGATTACATTAAACAATGAACAGTTAGAGTTTCTTAAGTATGTCATTCAAGACTTTGAGTATAATGATAGTGCAGAAAGGGAACTGATTGAACAAATCGAAGCAAAGATATATAATGCACAGGAGAAACATTATCTCAACAAACTGACAACATTATAATTATGCCAAGAGTGAAAGTTGACCCATTTGACATTACTGATGAGGAGTTAGACTTGTTCAATGATAATCAACTCTCACTCATGGAAATACTTGATCGCTACTTTCACAAAGATGAACTCAACATTTACATAGATGAACAATAAACCACTCTCAGATCAGGAGATCGAAACCTTTATAAATTGTTTTAAGGATTTCATTCAGCGAGCAGAAGTCGCAGAACTGAATTACTTATCAAGAGAGAGTGGTCGCAAGTATCGTCAGATGTATTATACAAATGAAGCAAAGCGATTGAGTATCCCACTTGACTATTACATTTCAGAATTTACATAGGATTATGTCACGCAAATACAGAGTTGAACAGAAGTTTACGACAGGATGGAGTATTGTGGATAAGGATGCAATCAAACTATCCAAAGATGAAGCACGAAAGTGGTTAGAGAATATGTTATCAGAAGGAGTCAACCCTGATGATTTGAGGGCAATTCCTGACTGATGTACGAACCACAAGTCGATGATTATGTAAGATGGACTACACCATTAGGAGCAGTTCATGAAGGGTGGGTTTATTTTAAGGCAGACCCCATACCCCAAAAGAGAGGGTGGAAGAAACAAGAACATTATATCACGATTGAGATCGGTGTGAAGGATATGCCACCCGAAATCGCAAGAACTTCTCTACACAAGAAGAATCATGTATTGCTATTGTGCTATCATTACTGTTGGCACGAATTAGAATACATTAAAAACCGAAGGGATGACATTGATGTGCAAATGTATCATTCACAAGAAAATCGCTATGCTGACATTCAATGAAAACTATTGTTATTAATCTACCAAATCGGTCAGACAGACTGAGAACTTTTAATGCAAACAATCCCAACTTACCATATGAACTGTTCAATGCAGTCGAAGGACATAAGATTGACTATCGCAAACTGAGAGAACAAGGTTTTGATACGAATCACGATTGGATTGATCCGATACTGAACACCCCACTTACAAAAGGTGAGGTCGGATGCTTTTTGTCGCATTGGCATATCTGGAATAAATGTATTGAAAAGAATGAACCCATCATTGTATTAGAAGACGATGCAATTCTGACTGATAAGTTTGATGTATCAGCAATTGAATC